ACGGAAGGCATTCTCTTCTTGCTTTAGCTGGAGGTTCTGCTCCATGCGCATCATCTGCAGCTGGTTTTGTCGTCCCTGCAGTGCCGTGTTCGACAGCTCGCGGATAGGACCACGCAGCGCACCAATGGCACCGGCTAGCTTCTCCAAGGCACGGCTCTCGGTGTTGTCGAGCAGCGGCCGGTAGTAGCTATCGCGCATGGCAACAGGTGCTGCATTAGGGCGTACCGGCTTAATGTACTCAACCATTATAGTAGCCCCCCATCACGTAGCTCCTTTCGGCATCATAGAACCCACGCTCTTGGCCAATCATCTGCCGGTCCATGTCGAAGCTACGCTGCTGGTAGCCCATCTGCGCTGAGATCATCTGATTGCTTTGCATCGTCTTGGTGAACTGACTGAACGAGCTGATGATCCCGCCCAGCGCTGTCAGGTTCGCAGCTGCGATCTCGGCTTGGCTGACCTTGCCTTGTGCGACACTGTTCACACGAGCGACGTACTGGTCACCGGCTGCGAGCTTAGAGTCCTGGCCAAACTCGAGCAGCATGGTGCGACGGTGCGCAAGGCGACCGAGGTTCCGGTTGCTGACTTGGCTGATGGCGCCGTACGTGTCGTCAACGCTCTGACCCGTGCGCCCAACAGATGCATTGAGTGCTCGCGTCTGTGCCATTACATCGCGTGCTTGCATGGTCTGATCGAACGCAGCCATCTGCGTCTCGCGGACCTGCTCGACAGTTTGTTTGTCGATCTGCTCTTGCTGCAGGTTGTAACTGTTGAGAGCGAGCTTCTTGTTGAGCAGGTACTGCTCCTGCTGTTCACGGGCGCGTTCGTAGATTGCCTGCTTCTGTACGTTCGCTTGGGCAATCGACAGACCCGCGTTCAGGACGGGACCGATGAGGCCCATCGCGGCTGTACACATCTAGTCTCTCCTGATGGTAAATTCGAAAAAGTCGTAGCCGTTGAGGCTGATGGGGTTAGGAGCAAACGACGCGCCCACCCACTTGAGCCATTGCTGGTGGACGTCGTTCTCGGCATCAACGACATTCCAGAAGACGTCGACCTCTGCCTTGTCGAACATCAGCGCCAAGACGGACTTTGCCTGTCTCAGGAACTGAATAGGTTTCTCAGTGATGCGATCGGTTCCGACGAGCCAAGGGATTCCGAGCCCCACAGAACCAGAAGGCGCGACCCCGGCAACTGCCACAGGCGTCGTGCCAGACTCCAAGCCGACCAGTGTAAACCAAGAATTGTCAGCAGACTCGACCACTGCTCGTATAGCGTCGTCACTGTTAGTGACACGACATGCCTCACGTCTGTCTGCCTCTCGTAGATTGTTTGCCACGTATTCAACGTGGTGACGGTCAGCCGTCGTCACCGTGATCGTCACCCCCGTCACCCCCTCAGTGTCTTGGGCGAGACAAAGCCTTCCCATTCGATTGTCGTCAGTGTCGAAGGGTAGGGCTGTGAGTTTGTGAACAGGATGTCGACGCGGTCATTCTTCGCCATGATCGGAAACCGGAAGGCTCCTGTGTCGAACGACAAGACACCCAGCTGATCCTCACTGTCGCCAAAGGTCAGGCTGTTGAACTGACGCAGGCGTGTCTCGCGGCCACTTGGTGTGATCTCGACGGCAAAACCAGCTGTGTCGTCATACGTCACAGTGGCGTAGCGCAGCTGCAGCCGGCTATCGTTCCTGCCGACAGTCGTCTGTCCTGGCTTGTAGTAGATCGGAGACAACTCAAAGCGGAAGTCGTAGGTGATGCCGACCGTAAACTCTGGCTGGTCGGTCAGGTCCAGCGTCTGTGAAAGGGCATTGGTTTGCTCGTAGTCATGGCGCCCGAAGACCGTTAGGTAAGTGTTCTTAGCTGTCGTATCGAGGATTGCGTTGATGGCGTCTGCTGTAGTCTGCGAAGGAGCTGCCACGAATGCACCCGTCCGTGTCGTCAGCTCAGCGACAGTACCGCCAGCTAGCGGGTTGAGCTTCAGATTACTGGCTGCAATGAACGGCATCGAGGTGCCGTAGTCGTCTGTGCTCGAGCGTAGCGCGACAAGCTTTGTCGAGGTCGTGCGATAAGGCAGCTCGATGGTCGTGCTGTCGGTGCCCAGCGGCAGACCAGTGATCGCAGCGTTCGTCTCGTCAGTCCGCAGTCCAACAATGCTAGCGCACTGGGAGCGCGACGCACGCATGTCGAGCAGGATCGGGAACGCGGTGGCAGACACGCTGGTGATCTCTTCAATCTTTGTGCGTACAATGTACGTTCGCGTACTCAATGTACCATACGTTGGGGCCGTCGCACCAGCTGCAAGCTCCAGAGAGCCGACGTAGTCAGGCGTGGTTACGCTGATGAGCTGCACTAAGTAGTCATCGATAAAGCTGAATCCGAGGATCTTAGTGTCTGTCCCGTAAGACCACTTAGACCAAGCGCTCTGCAGCCGCTGCCCCTCGTTCTTATAGTACTTGTACACGTAGATGCTGTTCTGCTCGTTCGACGAGGCCATGCACAGCAGCTCTTTCTTAGTCGACACTGCCATTTCGAACACACCGTTCGGTACATAACGCGGTGCCTGTCCGGTTACCTCGTTAGTCTCGATGATGTCAGTATCATACTCGGCAACCATTTCGCGCACGGTCGTGAAGTTGAGGTTGTCTTGCGCAAAGTAGATCGTGTTGCCGGCGTTGATCGGCTGCACAGTTGGCGACACTGCAAACGCGGTCGACTGCTGAATCGACACGGTGTTCGGTGACAGCGCTGTACCCGACACCAGCTTAAACTGTGCCCGGTCTGACATCACCATGAGCGTGTCGGCGAAGCTGACTGCGTTCTTCAGAATGTCGATCCGTCCGGTGGACATACCGATGTCGATCCGGTCGTCATCGAGAAGTTGGATAACCGTCTTCCTGAAGAAGTTAGCGGTGCTGCCAAACTCATTAGCACCCGACATGATGACGTTCTCGTCACTGAGAAAACCAAGCCGGCCCTTGTAGACGAATATGTCATTTATGGTATTGCCGATAAAGCTCGGGACGCGGTTGGACTCCTCGTCACCTACGACACGCGCTGCATACTGGTGCGGGCCTACTTCGAAGTACGGTGTGCCGTCATTACGGAACTTACGGCGGATCGTGTGAGGCATTGTGTCGTCGTCGATCACGTAGGGCACAGCGTAGGTCTCAACGTATTCACCGTCGATGCCGATCACATAGTAAGTACCGTCGCCCTCACCTACACCACCAACGCTAATCACCCGACCATTTGCTGCTTCAGGCGGGAGATCTTCAAAGGCTGTCACCGTGCCGGCAGCGTTCTTGGTCAGGCTAAACCCAGCGCCGTCAGCGACGAGAATACGGAGCTCTTCGTCGGTAACGCCTACCGTGTAGTTATCTCCGTCGTGCGCAATCTGCACTAGGTCGTTTATCAGGTCGAGCGAAGCAGTCGGCCAAGTGGTGCCGGATGGGGCTGAGCTCCAGTAGAGACTGCTGAGCTGTGGGTTTGTTTGTGTGTAGCTAGTGTAAGGGAGGTACAGGTCAGCATTGCTGTCAGTGCGGCTGACTGTAAGTGCTCGGTAGCCGCCAGCGCCGTCTGTAATCTCGATCTCGCCGCTGCTATTGACTCTTAGGTCGTTGACGATTGTCCGTGTGCGGCCATCGACCGTGCTCTCAAAACCTGCATATGTCTTCTCGTCGGGACGAACAACGCGGAAAGTCGTGGTAGAACCACTCGAGGATATATCGCTGATACCGTAGTAAGGGCCCACGAAGCACTGCCGCAGATCGTCGTCAGTCATGTACCCGTCAGTGGTGGTAGGCACTGACGCTTGGTTGTGCCAGACCGCCGCTAGATTGTTTAAGGCCTGACCAGGTACAGACGTAGAGGGACCATAGTCGCCAATAAAATCGCCTTGTGTCGTACCGCTGCTAAAAAACGGGTACTTTTCTGCGTCAGCGCTGAATTTACTTACTTCGTAGCGTCGTAAATAATTGTAAGTCAGTGCATCGCGCAGCTCGTAGGAGGTACCCGACGGCGAAGAGGAGAACTCAGCCTGAATGAATTTCGACACGACCTCGTCTGTCGACGCAGTCGACGTAGCGCTGACCTGTTTCGCCAGTCCCATGAACTGATTTGCTTTGTTCAGGAACCCAATCGTGAAGTCACCTGTGCCCGCTGTCTTGCCTTGGCTGAAGTAAAGAGTGCGATACCCTGCCGACCCAGACGTTGCGATACTGTCGTCAACCTTACGACCACCTTTTGAGCCGCCCCGGTCTGTATCGAACTCGAGCTGCGGAAAGGCTGCAAAGTGATAGCTATTGAAGTTAGCGCCAGTGCTGCCACTCGCAGTGACGTTGCGGTTCAACACAAAGGTCGTATCTGCCACCGTGATAAACCGCAGTGCGTCGGCAAAGTCAGTGATCGTGCCACCATCACCGTCGTCGGTCAGGTAACTAGGCAGCGTACCGCCGACGTACTCAACCTCGATTGCGTCGGAGGTGTCAGCGTCGAATGCCTTGATGCCGTTACTGTCGGCCACGAGGACGTATCGCTCGACAGTATCGCGGTCGATGAAGTGGACAGCAGCGCGGCTGTCGAATGCGAGATCAGCGGTGCTGTTGAAAGCGTGCATCTCGCCAACAAACTCAGCGGCGTGTCGCTTCTGTAGTCCCGAGACGGGCGACGCAAACGCATTTACCAGCTCGTTCGCGGTGTTGCTGAAGCGCAGGTTCTCGGCCTGCTGGCTCACACCCCCGATGAGGTTGGCAATCGTGTCGCTGATCAGTGGCATGATGTTAGCTCCCGTTGAAGCCGTAGCGATTGATGATGCGCTGGGCGCTGAAGTTGCCGGCAAGCGCATTGTAGCGGCCGACAGCTGCCTCTTCGTTCAGCAGGTCGGAGTAGGCCTTGTATTCGTCCATGCGGTCCATTGCGCTCAGCCGATCCGAGCTGATCATGCGCTCTTGAAACATGCGGGCTGCGCGGAGGGTTGCGTAGCGGCGAGCCACCTCTGGCATCTCCTCAAAGGGAAGCCCGATTGTGACGTCGCAAGTGATGTCGTGGTCGAAGATATAAGTGTGGCTACCTCGATTGTAGAGGAACCGCCCGCGCTGCACGACAGCAAGCATGGCGTCTGGGCCGCTGGGGGCGACGCGCATCACGTTGGGTGCAAGCACGATCTTCTTCTCGATGTTGCGAGAAAGCTTAATTTGAATGTCGGTGTTCCAGTGCCAGCTCTGCGTCTGAGTCTCACGGGTGACGTTGTCGAGGATCGACTTAGCCATTGCTGCGTCAACAACCTGCTCATCTTCCAAGCTCGACACGGGGGTCTCGCCAATGTTCGTGAGCATGACGTTGACCGCTTGAAGCTCGGTCGTAGCCGTCACGAAGTCAGTCATGTCATGTCTCCGTATAAGTTAGGGGAGTGGTGGCCCAGCATGTGAGCCACCACAAAGTGTCGCTTAGGACAGGGTGTTGTTGGTGCCGTCGGTCTGGATACCGATGATACACTCAGGACGCAGCGTGCCGTGGCCGACTGCCATCTTGGAGACCATCAGTACGCCTTGGCGACGGATGTCGTACTCGGACTCAGTCGACATACCGAACGAACCAAGCTGGACAGTGCCGAGCGCCTCTGGGTGCATGACCAGCGCCTGCATGTTCGACATGTCCGCATCATATTTGGAGCGGAAGTCGACAGAGTCAGAGCTGTGGTCGACCTGCATGTTGTTGGTCTTGATGACCGACATGCCGGCGATCTTGAACAGGGTGCCTTGCGAGAAGTCACCGTTGTTCGCAACGAAGTCACGGTTCAGAACCTTATCCTGTGCGAGCAGGCCGTAGTATACGGTCGGGGACACGTAGACGTAGCGGTCAGACTCAGGGACGTTCTTCTCATCGAGCTTACGTGCCGCGACATACAGCTGGTCAACCAGCTCTGCGAAGGTCGGGGTCGTATCCATCGTGATGCTCTCAGCAACGCCTTGGTCGGCAATCGCAGAGGATGGCGTCAGCGCTTCAGCACCAGCAACAGCAAAGAGGTTGCGGTCGTAGGTCTGAGCAAGTGCATCGCCCATCTCACGGCTGAACGCAGAGCGAACATCATAATGGTTCATAGCTTCGTTGAAGTTACTTATGAATGTAGAAGCCAACAGAACATCGTCAATTTGGATAACCCGCTCGTCTTGCTTGATGTTAGAGCCGGTAATCTCCGTGCCGGGTACATGGTACGCAGCAGTGGTCTTGCCGATTGCGTTGAAGATGGCCGAGCGACCAGCCTGGATCGTACGGATCCGGGTCTTGTCACGCAGCACAGTTTGAGCGAGGAACCGAGCCTGGACCTCACCACTGAACACCTTGAGAAACAGCTCGTTGTTGGCTGCAAACTGTGTGGCGTTTACGGAACTTTCATCCGCCGCAGGACTGTTGTAGGTGCCTGCATTCTTAATACCGAGGAAACTCGGAGTAGCATTAGCCATTATGGCCTCCTGTTAAACTACATAGGGGGAGAATGACTGTGACTCAGCTTTCCGTTTGGTTGTCCGACAGGCACGTCGGGCCGCTGCGGTTAGGGTTGTCTCAGTTGCACCATTCTGCGCGTGCAAGGTTAGACCCGAGGACTTGTCGTAAAGTCAGATCGGTGTCTGCCGCACTGGCGTAGATTGGTAGCCAAGATGCACAGACGGCTCGGTCAATCTCGGAGCCATCCGTGCTGCTGCAGCTGGCCACGCAGAGCGCGGTCGCTGACAGCGTGAGAAAGGTGGCGAGCCGCTTGGGCATCGTAGCCTTTCTCCGTAAAGTGTCGTGTGAGTTTCTTGCGTTCATTTCGACGTGCTTGCCTTGTGCTGATGATGTACGCGATTGCCGCAAAACCGATTGCAGCGCTAAAGACAATACGCTTGATGTCGTCGAACATTTCATCGGCGCCCTTTCTGCCAATCGTCTAAACGAACCATGATGAAGTAGCCGGCGAACGCAGCTGCAATCAGCCCCGCAAGCCAGATGTGATTCTCGACAAACGTCGCTGCCTGCTCGAGCGGGCCGATCACCGGAGCCACTGCCGTGACAGTGCCCACGACGCCCAGCGCACCGGCTGCTCGCATGGTTCGGCTGTCGGTGATGTCGCCACGCGGGACCGACACCGGCGAAGCAAAGAGCTCAGCCTCAGATGCCCGCCGCTTGCGCAGACCTTCACGTTCTTTGCCGCCCGCCTTGTTCCAGCGATGAAACTCGTTGGTTGCCAATACGCGCTGGCTGCGATTGAGCAGGCGCAGTAGCGTACTGTCGCGGAAAGCCGCGATGCCGACGTTGTAGACAAACGACACGAGGGCATCGAACTCGTTCTGGTTAAGCGGCACGGTGACGTGCTTGTTCACCGCTTTCTCGTAGCGACCGATCGTCGTCTCAAACATGCGCAGCACGTCAGCTTCGTTGTAAACATGGCCGATCTCGAGGCCCTTGATGTCGTAGCTTGTCGTGCCGAACCCGACAGTTGGCACTGGGTCCGTAGCGATCGGATCCGCGTATACCTTGAGGTACTTGTCGGGAATGTTGTCGTAACCACCAGGATACCAGACGTGACCATCGCGGGTCTTCAGACTGGTACTGGCTTCATAGTACGCGATGAGCGCCAAACCGCGCTCGCTTAGCCGTTTTTTCATGGGGTGTCCTACGTCATGTTGCCAATCTTGCGCTCGACATCATTCCGGTAGGCGTCATCCGACTTGTATCGCGGATCGTTGATCGCCTCGAGCATCTCCGCTGTTGAGCGGAAGCCCTCGGGTCCAGACCGTACACCGCCAATCGTCCGCTGGGGTTCTGTCGAGCCGACGGTTCGGTCGTAGTCAGTGGAGATCATAGCCATTGCCATGCGGGTCTGGCTGTAATCGCCGCTGTTCAGCATCCCGTTGAGCCGCTCGATCATGTTGTCGTCGTAATGATCAGCGGCCCACGTCTGCATGGCTCCGACACGGTCGTCGCCTCCAAACTCCTGCACGATTGCCGAGCGGTTCTGTTCAGCCTCGCGAATACGCATGTCTCGCACAGCCTCAACGGTCTCTCGAGGGATGCCGGCTGCAGCCAGAGCGTCGAAAGTTTCGTCGGACAACTGCCCGGTCGACATAAACTCCTGTTCTGCATTACCGATCAGGCTGTCGACAGCGGGAGTGGGAGTTACCTCCTCGCTTTCGCTTGCCTCCTCGGCTTCAGGCTCCCCACTACTGAGTTTCCGTTCAAGCTCTGCATAGCTCTTCGCCATGTCTTCTGGGCTGTTAAACTTCTCCGGCAACCATGCAGGCCGCTCGTCAGCCTGTGGCTGCTCAGACGTCTGAGCGGGTTCGGTTTCGACATTCTCGTCCTTGGGCAAGTGGCCCTCTTCAACGAGTTTGTCGTATGATTCCTGCAGCGTCGGTTCAGCGACATCGCCGTCGAGCGGCAGGGACATTTGGGTATCAGTGTCAGCCATGTTTTCACTCACTGTTGTTGCTGGGTAGCGTCGGCGACAGCCTTAACCGCTTGCGGTGCTGCGCTCTGTGCGATCGACGCGAGTTGCTGTTGTTGTTGGGCCTCAAGTTGGGCCTGTTGTTCGAGGGCGATCTGCTCTCGGGTCTTCACGAGCCCACCCATATCGATGCCAAGACTGGCGCCGGTGCGGATGATGAACTCGTCGACGTTCATGAAGGTCTCAAGCACACCTGGGCCTAGTGACCCGACCACCTGCATGAACTGCATGAGGTTGTTGAGGTCATTGCCTCGGCCTAGGGCTGCTGTGCCAGTGACGATGCTCGGCTTGATCACGCCGTCTGGCAAAGCCGGCAGGCGTTTCTGCCGCTGCATACGCTCCATCAGGCGCTTCACCAGCGGCAGCTGCAGTGTCTGCGACA